ACATTTAATCTTGCAACAGCATCTGCGGTGGCCAACCAATCGGGCGTAGGCGGCACATCGGTCAACTACTTCTACACGTACACGTCTACCTCTGACATCATCGGCACGTCGCTTGTCGCCGACTTCCGTAATCACATGATGCTGGCAGGCGCAGCCGACAACCCAAACAACCTGATCGTGTCAGAGCCTAACAACGATCTAAAGTTTTCTGACGTAATCAACGTCGGCTTCCCGATCACCGCAATCGCTAAATTTAGGGACAGCCTTTTCATCTTCGGCCGCGACCGCATCAAGCGACTGACCGGCAATAACACCAGCGACTTTGTGTTGAGTGAGGTGGCTAACAACACGGGGTGCATCGCGACCGACAGCGTGATCGAGATTGGCGGTGACATCTTGTTCCTCGCAGCCGACGGCATCCGACCGATCCAGGGCACTGCGCGTATCGGCGATGTCGAGCTACAGACTGTATCGAAGCCCATTCAGCAGATCTTACGTGAGGTGCCTAATAACTTCGACCTGTCGCTACTAAACGCCGTTGTCATCCGAGGCAAGTCGCAGTTCAGATACTTCTTCCCGACCACCACGGTCAACAGTGCAGACGCGCAGGGCATCATCGGCGGGTTGCGATTTGCAGATAACAGAGTCGGTTGGGAGTTTGGTGAGTTGCTCGGCATCCGCTCATTCGTCGCAACAAGCGGCCTCATCAACAATATCGAGCGCGTGTTGCATGGCGACGTAGACGGCAACGTGTTCGAGCAGGAGAGTGGCAACAGCTTCAACGGCGAAGATGTAATCGCGGTCTACGCTACACCATTCTTCTACTTTGACGCTACAGAACGACGAAAGAACTTTCACAAAGTCAGCGTGTTTACTCGACCCGAGGGCACATCGACCTTCAACCTCGCGGTCTATTATGACTGGGACGACCCGAACAAATTCAACCCGACCAGTTACACGATGAGTACCGTCGGCGCGCTGCTTAGATATTTCACGACAGGCGGTACATTTGGTTCGACCTTTACCTTCGGTGGGTCGAGCAGCCCGGTCTTAGAAAAACAAATACAAGGGTCCGGCCGGGCCATCGGATACGTGATCGCGTCCATTAGCCAGGAAGCGCCATACAGCATTCAAGGTTGGGGCATCACGTACCAAGACGCAGGATACAGATAAAAATGGCAGGCTACACGAGGCAATCCGCAGCACAGATTTTGAACGGTGAGATCGTTTCTGCACCGCCACTCAACGCTGAGTTCAACCAAGTCTTAGCCGCGTTTAACAACAGCACGGGCCATAAACACGACGGGTCAGCGGCTGAGGGTCCGCCCATCGACCGTATTGCCGACGCCGATCAGCGTAATCTTCTGTTCGTCGATACCAGCACCAATCAGATCAACTTCTTCGTCGAGGTCGCGTCTACTGCTGTCGGTCAAATTAGTGTGCAAGACGGTGCCATCTTGCCGTTCACTGACGACGACATCAGCATCGGCTCGACCGCATTCGAGTTCAAAGATCTGTTCATCGACGGCACGGCAAACATCGACGCACTCGTCGCTGACACAGCCGACATCAACGGCGGTACAATCGATAACGCCACCATCGGTGCAACAACTCCTGCCGCTGGCGCTTTCACTACGATCACCGCAACCAACCTGACTATCGTCGGCTCGGCCAGCACAATCGGTGCGGTCGCCTTCACCTCGACTGGCGCAACTGTTACCGGCAACCTGACGGTATCGGCAAATATCACTGCTGATAATATCACCGTCGTGGGGTCGGCCAGCACGATTGGCGCACTGGCAATTACTAGCACGACCGCCACGCTGACTGGCGACATGACCGTGTCGGGCAACATCACTGCCAGCACCATCGGCGCGGTCAACATCACAGTGACCGGCTCGGCTTCGTCTATCGGTGCGCTGGCCATCACCAGCACAACTGCCACCCTGACGGGTGATCTAACGGTCTCGGGCAACATCACCGCAACGACACTCGGCGCAGACAATATTACGGTGACCGGCAGCGCCAGCACTATCGGTGCGCTCGCCATCACCAGCACTTCAGCCCAGGTCAACGGCGACCTCACGGTAACCGGCACACTGAACTCCAACACGTCTATCGCTGCTCAGTCAATCACCGTCACTGATAGCATTTCGGCTGACAACATCACTATCAAAGGTTCTGCCTCAAGCATTGGTGCGGCCAGCTTCACCAGCACAGCGGTAACGATCACTAAGCTGATCACGAGCAACGCCCAGATTACCGGCGGGTCGATTACCGGCGTTGAAAACATCTTCGACCCTGGTGCTGCACTCAGCTACAAATTTACTAGCAGCACGTCTGACGCGGACCCTGGCAATGGTAATATCGCGCTGAACAACGCAAGCTCGACTGGCACAACGACGATCTTCATCGACAATGTAGACTCGCTGTCGTCTGCGGATATGACGCAGTTTATTTCGTTGTTGTCCGGTGGCAACAATCCGTCCTCTATTCTGGGCACGGTTACTCTTCGTAAGGCAACATTCCCTGAGATCTTTGCTCAATACAGCGTGACCGCAGTTACCAATGCTTCTGGCTATCAAAAGCTGACTGTGTCGAACAAAGGTGCTTCGTCCGCTGCACCGTTTACATCAGGCGATAGCTTACTTGTCGATATCATGCTGTCCGGTGACAAAGGCGATGTCGGCTCCTTGCCATCCGGTGCCGGCACAGGCAACGTGTTTAGTTCGCTGACTAGCACAACTGTGGCTGCTGGCACGGTGATGAAGAGCATATCGACGACCTCTAACACCCTGTTTTTAGAGCCGACTACCATCACCGTCGATTCGAGCAATAACATGACGGGTATCGGCACTCTGTCGCTGTCTGGTGGCTCCATCACAATCCGATCTGACAGCGGATCGCCCGGCTACATCGACATGTACTGTGAGGTTAACAACCTCCACTATAGCCGATTGCAAGCACAGCCCCATGCGAACTACAGTGGCAACATCACGATTACGTTGCCTGCCACGAGCGGCACGTTGGCGTTGCTTGCACAGAAAGCTAACTTCACAGATGTGACGGCATCTACGCTTACGGTCAGCGGTAACATCTCTGCTGACACCATTACAGTCACTGACATCACCGCAACCGGCAGCGCATCGACTATTGGTGCCGTGGCATTTACGTCTACTGCGGCCACGGTCACGGGCAACCTCACTGTCACTGGCTCTGTTACTGCGAGCAGCCTCACTGTCAACGGCAACATCAGTGCCAGCACCATCACGGTCGCTGACATTACAGCCACCGGCTCTGCTTCGACCATCGGCGCTGTGGCATTTACATCGACCGGCGCGACAGTCACAGGTGGCCTAACGGTAACGGGCGCAGTCACAGCGTCGAACATCACGATTGTTGGCAGTGCCTCAACCCTTGGTGCAATCACCGTGACCACCAGCAGCGTGGGTATCAACACCGCAGCAGTTACGTCAGGCACCGCGCTAGAGGTCACTGGCAACATGCGTATCACTACCACCGGCAACGGGCTGATCTTCCCTGATGGTAGTAAGCAGACCGCCGCCGCAACCGCAGGTATCGGTATCGGTAAAGCCATCGCGATGACTCTGGTGTTTGGATAAGGAAAAATAAATGGTTATGTACTCTTACAAAGGTAGCTACCCAGTTCGCTCACTGCCGTTTCGTATGGAAGTCGAGGAGATGTTTAACGGACGCATGAAACGCCGCACCTACACCGCCGAGGCCGCTAACGCTAACGCGGAAAAGTTTGGCTGGACAGAAGTGCCAGATGCACCGCCGGTCGATAAAAAAACTCAATATCTCGGATGGGACCGCGAAAATCTTGAGTGGATCGTGCGCGATTTAACGCAAGACGAACTGGACAAAAAGGAAGCTGAAAAGTTTAAGAGTTTACGCGAAAGACGAAATAAGCTGTTGGTTCAAAGTGATTGGTCACAGATTTTATATGCAGAGGCAACCGACACCGAAGTAGCCATTTACGGTTATAGAGACAATCAGATTAAAGACTTTATTGCGCGAGAGTGGGCTGAGTATCGTCAGCAGTTACGAGATCTGCCCGAGAACACTGAAAATCTAGATGATATCCCGTGGCCAGCCCCTCCGGTCGTATCTGGCTTTGAGTCTGAAGCAGATCTCTACCAGCTTGGCGTAACGGCTACCGGCGACACTATACCTATAGAATAGAGGAAATAAAAAATGGCAGCACCAAATATTGTTAACGTAGCAACAATCAATGCTAAAACAGATATGTTTGCATTGGCTACTACTGGCGCAATCACCATCTTGACTAACGCAAGTAATAGCGGTGTTGTAGTTCAGGTAAATTCTATCTATGTAGCAAATGTAGATGGAACTAATAACGCGGATATTTCGATTGACATACACAATGGTGTAGCAACTGCGGGTGCATCAAGTAGTGCAGCCGGTGTTGGATTTGCGATTGCATCAACTGTTGTCGTCCCTGCTGACGCCACAGTTGTCGTGCTAGACAAAAACTCGCCTGTGTTTCTTGAGGAGGCGATGAGCATCTCAGCCGCGCCATCCGCGTCTGGCGATTTAGAAGTAGTGATTAGTTATCAAGAGATTAGCTAATGTCCCGTAAACTAGGCGCATTTGATCCTGCATCGACGGCCAGCACTAGCGTTGTCACCGAAACTTCTGATTTCACTAATCTGTACTTGACGTTCGATAATGCTTCAACGGACGACTCTAGTCCACAAAATGTGACTGTAACGGATGTAGCGTCCGCGTCTTATGATAGCCATAACGCAGCCGCTGGCTCTGCGGCGATTTTATTGTATGAGGGGTCTGGCGTAAGCTACGAATCATCTTCCGCTGATCGCCTAAGATTTCAAACTTCGGACGTGCTGCTTTCGTCAAATTTTACTATCGAGTGTTTTTTTAGGACAACCCAGGGAGGGGGTGATGTCGCTGGTCGCCAAACGATTTTTACATATTCTATTTATAACGATGCAAGAAATGGTTACAGTGGTCTTCTTTTTTGGATCTCGGAAGGCTTTCTAAAATTATACGCCTCCTCTGGTAGCAATAGCTGGAACGTATTTAATAACCAAGCCTGGGGTACTGTATCTGTAAATACTTATCATCATATCGCTCTTACTCGGGAAGGCAACGTGTATCGCGGTTACTTCGACGGAGCAAGAGCCTTTGAAAGCACTGCGGGTTCATTTCACATAACTGCATCTGCTTCTATGATTGGTTCAAGAGATACTGGCGGAGCCTACACTTTTAACGGCCAGATAGACGATTTTAGAATTTTAAATGGTGTGGCCCTTCACACGAGTTCGTCGCTCACAGTTCCTACTACAAATGTGGGCGTTAATATTACTGCGGCAACTTTTGATACTCGCACTCATTCCCACGTTTGGAATTATCCAGATATCTACAAAGCGCGACGGGCAAATACCTGGCCGACTGTACCCATTCCTACTAGAACTATTCAGATTCACGTTGCCGGAGGTGGCGGTGGCGGCGGGGGTCAGAACGCTGGTGGAGATGGCGGAGACGGTGGAGTTGTATCGGTACAGAAAACCGGAGTGACCGCAGGTACTATATTAACCTACGTTGTCGGTGGCGGTGGCAAAGGGGGCTTCTATGGTGCTAGTCGCTCTAGTGGTCAAGTGATTGGTATTACGAGTGGACCGATGGCGGGTGGCGGCGCGCTAGTTGCATCAGATGGTGACTTCGCCAACCCTGGTAGTGTTAACCAATCCGGCGCAGAAGGCGGTGCTGGTTCTGGTGTATTTTTAAGCACGGCTACTCAAGCGAACGCAATCGTGATTGCTGGCGGTGGAGGTGGTGGCGCAGGTAATAATAACGGTGAGGGCGGCGCAGGAGGCGGACAAGGCACAGCGGTAGACTCGTCGCTACTTGGCCAAGACGGACAAGGGGGTGCTAACCAAGGCGAAGGTGGTCAATCTTCACGAGGCGGTCGCCACGGCAACGGCACTTCGCCACGCACTACTGCTGGTGCGCTTCTAGGCCAAACTAACATCTACGGTAACTCTGGATATACGTCAGGCGGCGGCGGTGGTGGCGGCTACTATGGCGGCGGTGGCGGTGGACACTCTAACGTCTCTAGTGGCATGGGAGGGGCCGGTGGTGGCTCTGGTTATGTTTCGTCAGAGTGGACAAGAATTGAATCAATACTATCGCTACCCGCTGGTGGCGCACATGCAACAACCGGCGCTGATGGGTCAAACGGCAAAGTCGTCATTATCGTTGATGGCTCTACAGCCGTGTCTGTGACCTCAACCGGCACGACAGCTACCTACGAGGTCGTTTAATTATGTCAAGATTCTACGGCGATTTTGATCCTGCGGCGACTGCTGATACTGTTATCGTAACATTCGGAGGTTTCAGTTGGAATACGTCTATCAATAGCAGCTATTATACTTTTGCCGATAGTTTGACAGTGCAAAGATCCGGGTCAGCCAGTTGGGGTTACCCTGCTGTCAGCACGGGAGTTTTTACAGAGGGCAAATTTTCTATAGATTTTAGAGTTAATACTGTAGATTCTAGCACAAAAAGAACCAACTTTGGTATCGTGGCAACCAGTCAAACGTCTATTGGCGGTAGCAACTGGCTGTTTAGACCTTTCAATAGTAACGCTGCACACTCTGCGGGGGTGCAAGATGAAGGCTACTCTACTGGTGATATCTTTACACTCAACGTAAATTTTGATGATAAAAGTTTAGAGGTATTGCAAAATAACTCTATTGCCTCTGGCAGTTCTATTGGTACTCAGACATTTTCAACATCAGGTAATTTTCATATTGCTATTCAAGAATATTCTAATACTTCAACCTTTGAAGTCGTAGATCAAGTATATGCCCCTCCTGCGGGTTTTACAAAAATTACACCAACAGGTGGTGTGCCAAGCTCAACAACCGACACCCGCAGCCACTCCCACGTCTGGAACTACTCCGACGTTTACGATGCGCGGTTCGCTGGTACTTGGCCGGTGTTTGACACCGGCTCAACAACTTTCAGTCATATAGTTAGATTCGACGCATCAATGCCTGGTGCAGTCGATACTGCGGCGGGTTCTTGGACATCTGTATCAGGTACAAATCATCCGACTACTCTCGTAAACGGAACTACAGCAACATTGCTAATCGCAGACCAAAACGGCCTTAATGTGGTGCGAACAAATACTTCATTTGTAGTGACTTCAGCCGACCAAGTTTCAACAGTAACCTCTAATTTCAGCTTTGCAATGGTATATTCAAGAAATGTAACTACAAGCGCACAGAACATATATCCATTTGGAACCGGGCCGGGTAACAACGCCAACAGTTTAGGAATTGAAATCCATTCCAGCAATACTGGTGGTGATGATTTTGATGTCGCTGGAGGCAACTCTTATGACAGAACTGTATCTGTAGCAGGTGTTGATTTTCAATCTGCTGATTACACACGTTATTTAATTATGGCATCAGCAAATTCTAGTGACGGTATTCATAATGCAAAAGTGCAGGTTCGTGGCGGCACATCTAGCGCGGTAACATTAGGCACTAGCGGTAGCAATAGAGCTACTGCTCCAAGATTTTTAGACTCTACATTTAAGACAGGGGCATTTAGCGGCGCACAGCAGTTAGATATTTGCGAAATGATTTTTTACGATGTCGCACTTTCCTCGGCTGAACTGATTACTGAGGCTGATCGACTAGCCACAAAGTGGGGACTGTGATGGACATCTCACCTGTAATTTTTTGGAACATCGTTCTGACGCTCGTGATCGCCCCGGCGTTCTGGGGCTTTCGTAGCCTAGTAGCAGAGATGAAGCGTATCGACATTCTGCTCAATAAGACGCGCGAAGAATACGCGACCCGAGACGAACTGCGCGACGACATGCGTCAGGTCATGGACGCGCTGCATCGGGTCGAAGATAAATTAGATAAAGCCCTGGGAGGTAAGTAAATGACCGTTTTCAACGAACAAGCATATTTAGACGCAAACCCAGACGTAAAGGCGGCTGTCGAGGCGGGGACGATTGCCAGCGGTGCCGACCATTATAAAATATTTGGTATGAGTGAGGGACGAGATATCGGTAACACGCAGGCTACAACGCAGACGGTGGACCCTACACAAATACAAAACATCCAACAAGGCGTGACCGGTATTACTGGAGATGTAGGCACACTCACCACCGGTCAAGCCGGGCTGATGACGGGCCAGCAAAATTTGCAAACCGGTGTAACTGGTCTGACGGGGGATGTCGGGGCGCTACAGACTGACGTGACTAACTTAACCGGGGATGTCGGCAGGGTACAAGAGGGCGTTACGGGTCTCGGAACACAAGTCGGCACAGTACAAGAAGGCGTTACAGGTCTCGAAACAGCCGTCGGCACACCGGGCGAAGGGCAGACCGATCTGTTCGCTGGGCAGCGGGGCTTGATGACGGAGGTGGGCGATGTCGGTACGCAAGTCGCAGGCGTCGGCACTCAAGTCGGTGGCGTGCAGACTGGCGTGACGGGCCTAGAACAGGCGGTCGGCGCACCGGCAGAGGGCGATCCGCGCACCCTTTTCGCAGGGCAGAGAGGCTTGGCCGCCGGGCAAGACCTGCTTGGTCAGCAAATCGGTGGCGGCGTAGACCGCTTGACCGGCGAGATCACAAACGTCGGTGCAGACCTTACCGCCTTGCAACGTGCATCTGATGCGTATCAGCGCGAAGCACAGCGTCAGCGTACCCTCGCTGCACAAGCTGGCCAGACAGGCCGCGAGCAACTCCAACGTCAGGTTGCTAGCGTCGGTCAGCAGGCCAACCGCGTAGCCGAGGCACAGGCCGCCCAGCGTCTTGCCGCCACCCCACGCGGTATGATGCAGATGGCTACAGGCGTTGCGCCGACTGC